AAATCCAGCGGCAAGCGCAAGCAGAAAGTGAAGATTTTCTTCAACTTCGTGGACGATGTAGATATTCCCGTTATTTCCGAGCCTATCATCACGCAAACAACCTATGAACACAGAAAAACGGCGTGACCTTCGGGTCACACCGTTCTCTGCGACAAAATAGTTACTTGTCACTATTAAGCCTTGATTTTACTGGGTTTGCGGGCATTTTACCTGTATAAGAAAAAGTAGATTTTAAGAGAATTGTTCTTGCGATCGTAGATAATTTTGTCAATGATCTGCTTCAGGGCTTCGTTTTTTTGAATGTATGTATAGTTGTTGGAAATGAGAATATCATACACACTCCGGACCTTCTGCAGCATGGCATCCGCTGGATCCCGGTCAGATTTATGCGCTGCCTTTTTCAATTCCTGTAATTGTTGTTCTAAGGATTCACGTTCTTTCTGAATGATAGCTTTATTCGCTTTATATTCTTCCAGTGTATCAATCCCTTCCCGGTAGGAGGCTTTTATTCGTTCCTCTTTTCCGGTTAAGCTTTCCAATTGTTCTGTTATAGCCTTGCGCTCATCAAACTGCTCTGTGGGTTGATATTCACGCAATTCATAGACAATATCTTTGGTATCCAATATTTCTTTGATACTGGCCAGAACTTCCTTCTCAAGGACCAGTGAGCTGATGCCGTTCGGCTTTTTACATTTACCTTTACTGTATCCGTAGCAGGAGAAGTAAGAATATTTTTCCCCATTGACTCGTTTCATAGTGGTTGAGGTTAGGGTGCGTCCGCAATCCGGGCATTTCAGCAGTCCAGAGAGCCAGTGCTTATAAGTGGAAGAGGGGCGCTTGCCGACCGGCTTGTAGGTGGCTTTAAATCGCTCCTGTGCTAATTCAAACAATTCCTTTGATATAATAGCCGGCTGTTGCCCTTCTGTAACAATCCATTCATCCTTATCCTTGATGCGATTTGTGCTGTTCTCTGTCCGGTTCCACCGGATCATGCCACAATAGGAAGGATTCTGGATGATGTATTCGACAGATCTTCGTTCAAATGGCTTTCCATGTGAAGTCTTGAGTCCTAAAGAATTTAGGTATCTGGCGATATCAAAGAAGCTCATGCCTTCATTTGTGTATTTTTCGAATATAGTCCGAACAATCTTTGCTTCTTCCGGAACAATCACCGGCGGCTTACCATGCTCCACAACTTTGTAGCCGAGTGGCGGACGTGCCTGGTATGCTCCGCGGAGTGCATTTTCTTTCATACCTCGATACACTTCGCCGGATAATCGGATAGAGTAGTATTCGTCCATCCATTCGATGATACGCTCGATTAGGCTGCCAAAAGGATTGTCGGAGAGTGGCTCGGACACACTCACGACATCTACATTGTGTTGTTTCTTTAGCAGAGATTTGTATACTATACTTTCTTCCTGATTCCGGGCGAACCTGGAAAACTTCCATACCAGGATCTGATCAACCGGATGATCATCACCTTTGGCCAGTCCGATCATCTCCTGAAAGCCGGGACGCTTGTTGGCTTTTCTTCCGGAGATACCTAGGTCCGTGAAGATCTTCAGGATTACAATATTGTTCTTGGCTGCATAGTCCCGGAGGAGGTGCTCCTGGGAGTCCGGGGAGATCTCTTCCTGATCATGAGTGGATACCCGGATGTAGCCGTATGCATATTTTACGCTCATTGTATCACCTTCCTGTAATTATATGTGCGACGTCGCACAAAAATGGGTACAAAAATAACACCTATGCAGGTGCCAGGGAAATGTGATATAATACTCTTGTTCACGGAATGTTATATCGTGCCTTGGCACTGTATAGTATTCAATAGATCCGCCTCTGTTGTCAGCAGGGGCGTTTCTTTTTTATTTCAGCAGATCTGCAATGCAAATCTTAAGATCACCATAAATCGTAACAGTAACTTCATCGTCGAAGGAATATTGAGTAGAATCTTCGGTACCTTCAAAAGAGTACACCTGTACGGTATGTTTCAGCGGATTTACGATCCAGTATTCTCGAACACCGGCAGTGCGGTATTTAAACAGCTTTGTCAGATAATCCATGCGCTGGCTGCTTGGTGAGACAATCTCGATGATAAAATCGGGAGCACCGTTGCATCCTTTGTCATTGATCTTTGATAGATCACAAATTACAGAGATGTCAGGCTCCACATAATTGTAATCATCCTGATTCAGGAAAACTGCAAATGGAGCAGGTAAAACCTCGCAAGGACCGCCCTTTGATTTGATGTAATCCCTTAATGTGGCAGAAAGCTCCATTACAAGTCGTTGGTGCTGGTAGCTTGGCGGTGCCATATCATAGATCTGTCCGTCAATGAGTTCTGCACGTTTCCCTTCCGGAAGAGCATAGATATCTTCGATGGTATAATGGTCATCTTTTAATAATGGCATGTGATCACGTCCTTTCGTAGAGTATAGTTATTTTTGATGATTTTTCTTATTGTTGTATACAGAAATATCGGATATAATACAGAAAAGGAGGTAGTGCTATGAAAAAACAATTTCTTAAAATTATAGATTTTTTGATCTTTATTTTTTCTTTTTTACTTCTTTTAAGTACTTACTTTAAATTACTATCGATTACTTTTTCTAATAATGAAGATAATTTTATTGTGTTGCTTTGGATAGTGGGCATTTGTCTTGCAAGTAAATTTACTCGTCCTCTATATCAGGAGATTCTTGCACTTCGGTTGCCAGTGGAACGTTGGCTGCAGATGCATCATCTAAAATGATTGGTTCAACTTCCAGAGTAGTACAACCAGTAAGTAACGCATCAACAGGATTTTTTAAAGATTCTGGATTTATTCCGGAATCTTTAATTTTTTGCAAAAGATCAGCTTTCTTTTCAAGCACCTCTAATTCAGCTTTTTCAGCTTCTGCATGTTTGATACGGTAATCATCTTTAGCCGAAAAAATGCTTTTTACAATATCAATTGCTCCAGGTACTTTAAATGAGAGAGCGCTGCCGCCGCCTAAGAATACAAGTATAGCAAAAATGAATTGCCAGTTATCTACTAAAAGATTTTTTACATTAACAAGAGAGAATACAATATCTCCAGGAGAATTTAAAGATACTTGAGTCGATATGCATTCCTCTGAAGCAATAGAAGTCAATAATTCGGTAGTTCCGTATAGAACGTTATTGATTGAGCGTGGACCGATAGGTGTTTGCTTTCGAACATTAAGAACGAAAGACATATCATTGCCAAACATATAATAATTATACAAAGCATTGAGTATTTGCTTTGAGTAAGAATCTAAATTTGAAATACCATGATAATTAGAGATTGCTCTACATAACGAATAGTTTAGTTCTTCATTTTTCACTGTTCGAAGCAGAGTTATGTGTCTGCGCTTCTTATAAGGGCAGGAAACATCGTTTATATCAACATCGTGATTATCAATACGATATATAACGTTCTGCTCAAGTTCTAGAGTTTTTGAATCATCTTCATAGTATTCACCAGCAAGTGCAAAAGTAATATAGCTACTTTTAGCACTTGGGATTACGAGAATATCATTAGTCTTGATTTCGTAAATAAAAGAATGACATTTATTAATAACGGTTGAAGGGCGATGAATTTCTTTAAATGTCATTAGTATATCATCTTTTAATGAATCTTTATTTGATTCCGAAAAATCTGTTTCTTGCGAAATATTATTCCAAGCCAAGGCAACAAAACGCTTTGAAAGAAATTCATTATAAAAATAGCCTTTTTTGGTGCGAATCATCCAAAAATGTGTGGTGGGTGGAATGATCGGAACGCTAAAATTTTCAATTGCGTCAAGCAACGCCAATTGATCTGTATAGGTCATACTTTATCTCTCCTTGCAACTTATTTATGATTTCCCTGGTGTTTGGTAGACACCGGGGATTTTTTTATTATTGGATTATTTATTACTATCTTTTGGCTTTTTAATAAGTGCTACGATTGCTATAATTGCACAAATCAGACACCAACCAGCCCACACATTTAAATCTGCATAGCTTCCGGCAAGGGCAAATCCAAGTAAAGCACCTATTCCGTATAATACAATAATAGCGATGTTTCCACCTTTACCTCCATTGCGTGTTGCAATAGAAACGATTCCTCCGGCAAGGAGTAGGAGTGCTACGACAATTCCAGCGGATCCACCAGCTTCTCCATTTGCTTCAAGTGTGTTACTGATTCCAGCAGCACATGACTGGAAACTGACAAAAACAAATAAAATAATTGACAGTATTCCTGATACGAGTTTCCATGTTTTCATAAGTTTTCCTTCTTTCTTATATGATTTTTTAGAATGTATTTATTCAATCAGATATCTCCGCCATATAAATACTTTCGTATCAAGAGGGCAGTGTATTTATGGTTAGAGATACTGGATGAATCAAGTTATATATTATATTTTCTTAAATATCATCAAGTTGGGGATAAAATAAATTGTGTAGTTATCTATAGTTTTGCATTCCCCGTACTTATCGCGATAGCAGTCAATGCAGTCTTCCAGATATTCTTCTGTAACATCCAGATATTCTGCAATTTCATATTTATCTTTACAACCGTGTTCGTAAGCTCTGATCAGACCGAACAGTCCGATGCTACGGTTGTATCCCCAGAGCCGTGCCTGACGCTCTTGTTTTCGATTGCCGGTATATTCCATGTCGATAATATTACCGACGGAAGTGTAGTGGTGACCGAGCTCCTCTGCCAGAACACAGGCTTTTTCTGCAGTTGTATCTATATTATCTCTGATAGCAACAGTGCCATCACAATATAATCCCTTTATTCCATTACTTTCAAAAGGATAATCAATAACATCTATACCGTCTTTGCAGGCTTCTTCCTGTAGCTCCTCATATGTATTCATATAAAACACCTCCCGCTCGAGTATATCAGATAAGCTGTCCTATAAATTACTTAGCTCGTTTGTTCTTTACGAATTCAGCAAACTGACGGATTTCATCTAATTCAGATTCTGTATATTCTTCTCCGTCAAAGTGAGCTGCAAGGGTAGCCGGCTCAATAGAATTATTCATAAGATTCGTTAATACATATCGAATATTCTTTTCATTTAATGTGCGTTGCGATGCGGGCAAATGATTTAAGTCGCATGAAAAGAACAATGAAATTAAATATTCTTTTGGTTTATTATATTCTTCGGCAAGTTTTTCGAATATATTATTTAGTTCAGAACCGAGTAAGACCGGCTGAATTTCTTGATTATTATTATCCCATCCCATTAAATCAGCAGGTGTTGTTTCTAGTACCTTTGCCAGAGGTTCTAGTACAGTAATTGGAAGTTCTTTTATATCGTCTTTTTCATATCTATAAATTGTTGCTCTGTTTTTATTAAGTTTTTCCGCTACTTCATCAACACTGAGATTTAGTTCTATTCTTCTATTTTTAATTCTCTGACCTATTGTCATTTTCATCACCATCCTTTTAAAGGTATTATAACCCATAAATCGCATATATGCAATAAATAGTTGCATAATGTGCGAAAAAAGTGTTGACTTATGAGAATAAGTGGTGTAATATACAATTAGTCGCATAATATGCGAATTGTAAGGAGGTGAAAAAATGGTAAATGTAAATAAGTTAAAGGCAAAAATGGTGGAACTCGGTACGAATGTTGATGAGCTTTCAGAAAAGATTGGGATGGATAGAGCGACATTTTATCGTAGACTTTCTGCTGATGGACAGACATTTCTTATAAAAGAAGCTGATGCTATTAGCAAAGAGCTTGGCATGACAAGAGAAGAAGTAAATGAAATTTTTTTTAGTCAGTTTGTCGCGTGACATGCGAAAAGGAGGGCACATGAACGAAGTATTAAAAATTAATTATGAAACAGAACAGCCAACAGTGTCGGCAAGAGAATTACATGAAGTTCTTGGAGTGGCATCAAGATTCAGCCGATGGTTCGATTCCAACAAAGAGTTGTTTGTAGAGGGTGAAGATTATAACAAGTGTACATCGAGTACGGTTGTAAATAACGGTGCAAGAAGAGAACTTGAAGACTATTCAATGTCTGTACTAATGGCGAAACACATTTGTTTAATGAGCCGAACCGAAAAAGGAAAAAGATGTAGAGATTATCTTATTGACCTTGAGAAAGCCTGGAACACACCAGAACAGATTATGGCAAGAGCATTAAAGATGGCGAACCATTCGATCGAGTCTTTGAAAGGCAGATGTAAATTCCTTGGTGAGCAGGTAGTTGAGCAACAGCAGATTATCACAGAATTGCAACCCAAAGCCAATTATGTGGATATGATTCTACAGTCAAAGTCTCTGGTAACTATTACACAGATTGCCAAAGACTATGGAATGAGCGGAAGAAAGCTTAACAAGATTCTTAAAGAATTAAAGATTCAGTATAAGGTCGGCGGGCAGTGGGTGCTGTACTCAAAATATCAGAATGGTGGATATGTACATAGCCGGACCATTGATATTACAAGAACTGATGGCAGAGCAGATGTCGCAATGCAGACCGAATGGACACAGAAAGGCAGACTTTTCTTATATGAGGAATTGAAGAAGCATGGATATGTTCCGGTGATTGAACAGGCTGCGTAATGCTTACTTATTTGCAACAGATGAAACAGGTTCAGAAGAAAGGAGGGAGTAGATGAATAGATTAGATGGTCCCAACAGCGTAAAAGTGATTAAAGTAATCGAGGTAAAAGCAAAACGTGGACTAGGAATAGAAAAAGACCCAGTACGCGAGATTACGCAGTACTGGGATATAGAGGGAAATCTTCTTGCTGAAAGAGATCCAGACCCGCAATTGCTTTCCGATCAGGTTATATGGGAGTCAAAGCGCTTGCAGAATATTATTGAGAACCATTCAAAAAATCAAAAGCTTCAGCAAGATTAAGTTCACATTCAACATATGCAATTGTGGTAGTTAAAAAGCGCTTTAAATCTTGCACATTGTAATTTTCGTGCTTACGAACATAATGGGTTTCATCGTTTCCAATCCAAGTAGAAGCTGTTGCCAGAGCTTTGATTTTAGGGTTGTCAATGTATTCATGGATACATTTTCCTAAAAAAGAAGATATGATTTCTGATTCCTTATCAGGATGTTGTGCTATAGCATAGTCTTTTACAAGAAATTCAAGGGCTTTTCGATAGCCAATACCACAAAGTTCTGATAAACCAGCATTTTCAGCTTGTTCGGCTTGGTGATAAATTTCTACGAACTTGGGTGATAGTTCAGAAAGTTTATCAGAAAACGAAGTGGTGTTATTTGGAAAAGGATATTGAACAGCAATATTACCAACACATTCATCATAGTCGATATCGTCAATAAAGTCATAGGTAACAAGAAAAGCATCTTCACATGCAGGACAGAAAAATAAGCAATATAGATGCATTGTGCCCAATGTATTTTTAAAAAATCCTGAAAAACTTGGATTAGATGAGTAAGCGGTAGAGCAACATGGACATATATGAGGTAAGTCTATATAAAAATTCCGTGTTCTCGTAAAGTGTGCTGGGTTTAAGTCATAAGCGTCAATGTTAGTGACCATAAAATCATTCCTTTCATCATTTGATAGGAAAATTATACCAGAGAACCGCAACAAGTACAAACCATTCCACATAACCTATAAAGAGGTGATGCAGTTTGAAACATATAAACATCGTGATCATCGATGGAGTAGAAAGAGACATGGCTACATTATCTGCAGAGGAGCGAGCAAAGATTGTGAATGAGTTGAATCGTGTAGCTGTTGGATATCTGGGATACCAGAAAGAGAAAACCGCTTAGGCGGTAGGGGAGGTGGACAAGCATGAAAAGAAGAGGACCAAGAACAAAATGGCAGCGAATCATCAGAGAAACGGTGTTAGAGATCCTGATCGGCGCCGCAATCGGGCTTGCATTTGATGCAATGTTATTTATCTGGTTGCTTGTAAGGTGAAGGAGGTGAGGACATTGCAAGAGATACCAAGGTTGATGGATGATTATGAATTCCGGAAAGAACTGGAAAGAATCCAGGAGCACTTAGATGCAATCAGTAAGGATTCGAATACCGTAGAGGTGCGGAGAAATTACCTGATCAGCTGTGTGACGGTACCATCAGCAAAAATCTATACGCCGGATCAGTTAAGACAGATATTTGATCTGACGTGGAAATAAGAAGAGCACCCGTATAAGCCGGCAAGCTTTGGGCGCTCAGAAAATTAGTCAACTATATTATATGAGAAGAAAGGAAATTAGTCAAATGGCAGAAGAAAAGAAATATGAAATCACAGAGATGGAATTAAAAAATGTACATTGGTTTAGCGATGGCAGATACAATTCCGGAAGGCGCTGCAAGGGAAGAAGAGGAGAAACTCAGCGGATTTGCGGCGGATTTATGTAAAAGAATAACGAGCCACCTGAATGGTTCTGAACCTTTTTCGGAGACGGAACTCGAGGCATATCGTACTGTAACCCGTATCTTTGATGTTGTACAGACCTTGGCAGAAGTAGCTGCCAGAAATACGGAGGAATAGAGAGTGTATTACAACGAATGCCCGTTATGCGGTGCAAATTTAGATCCTGGAGAACCATGTGACTGCCAGGAGGAAAAGAAAAGCAAAAAGAAACTGCAGTTAAAGAACCAGAGCAAACGCCAGAATAGAGCATTGCAGCTTTGCGTGGAAACAGGGTATCAGATATGAATGATATTTTTAAGGTTTATGATTTTGAAAATGAACAGCAGTGGTTAAAAGGCAGAATGAACGGAATCGGCGGCAGCGATGCCAGTGCTGTGGTCGGGATGAATCCATATAAAAGCAATATCGATCTGTTTGAAGAAAAGATTGGAAGGGTAATGCCGAAAGATATTTCGGACAAGCCATGTGTGATCTACGGAAAGAACGCAGAAGAATACATCCGGGAATTATTCAAATTGGATTATCCGGAATATACGGTTGATCATCACGAATTCAGGATTCTGCAGAGTAAGGACCATCCGTTCATGCAAGCGTCTCTTGATGGCGAGCTGACCGATCGGGAAGGTCGCAAGGGAATCTTAGAGATTAAAACTACAAATATCCTGCAGTCCATGCAGTACGAAAAATGGAAGGATCGGATTCCGGATAATTATTACATACAGGTACTGCATTATCTTTTGGTAACCGGTTGGCAGTTCGTAGTTCTGAGAGCGCATTTGAATACCGACTGGGGCAACGAAAAGCGTACAACAGTCAAACATTACTTCATTGAAAGAAGTGATGTGGAAGATGATCTTACAATGCTGCAACAGGAAGAAGAAAAATTTTGGAGATATGTGGAGAGTGGGAGAAAGCCCCCACTGATTCTCCCGGAAATATAGGAGGTATTTATGGAATTAAAAATTTACAGTCCTACAGAGGAGGGGTTCCTTAAATCAATTGAATGGAATCACGAAGAAATAAAAAGAGAGGTAGCAGAAAGAGTCCGGTATTATAAGAATTTAGCATATACAGATGATCAGATTGCAGACGCAAAAAAAGACAGGGCAACATTGAACAAATTTGTTCAGGAACTGGAAGCAACACGGAAGGCCGTTAAAAAGCAGTGCCTTGCACCATATGAAGATTTTGAAAAGAAGATAAAGGAAATTGTTCAAATTGTAAATGAGCCAATTCAGCTGATTGATCAGCAGATAAAAGCAGCTGATCAGTTGGAGAAAGACGAGAAGAAGAAAGCAATCGAGAAATTATTTGTGGCTATTGGTTTTCAGCCGTTTGTCACGCTCGATATGATTTGGGATGAAAAATGGCTGAACAAATCTGCGTCATTAACAAAAGTAGAAAGCCAGTTAAAAGAAATCATGTACAGAATAGGTGAAGAAATCGGAACTATTCATAGTCTTCCAGAGTTTAGCTTCGAAGCAATGGAAGTCTATAAGAAGACACTGGATCTTACGCAGGCAATCAAGAAAGGACAGGAGCTGGCTGACATTCAGAAGAGAAAGGAAGAAGCGCTTGCCAGACAGAAAGCGGAGGAAGAGAGAAGAAAAGCAGAGGAAGCTGCTGCAGGAAAAGAGTCAGAGAATCCGGAAGAAGCTGCGGATACTCATGATGCGCCTAAAAAAGCCGAGGAGAATGACTATACAAGAGTTGTTTCAGAACCGGTCATGAGAATAGATTTCCGTGTATGGGGAACCAAAGAACAGATTTTGGCATTACGTGATTACATGAAACAGAACAATTTAAAATTTGGAAAGGTGGAATAAGACATGACAGTGAATAACAGTCTGGCAAAACGGGATCAGTCAATGAAGTTATCGGTTTACCTGCAGAATGATGCGGTAAAGAAGCAGATCAATCAGGTGGTTGGCGGAAAGAATGGGACAAGGTTCATTTCCAGTATCGTAAGTGCGGTACAGAGTACACCAGCATTACAGGAGTGTACAAGTCCTAGTATCGTAAACGCTGCATTACTTGGAGAGGCGTTGAATCTTTCCCCTTCTCCGCAGCTGGGACAGTTTTATATGGTTCCGTTCGACAATCGGAAGAAAGGCTGTAAAGAAGCACAGTTCCAACTTGGATATAAAGGCTATATTCAACTGGCGGAGCGTTCTGGATATTACAAAAAACTGAATGTGCTTGCTATTAAGGAAGGGGAATTGATCCGATACGATCCACTTGATGAAGAAATTGAAGTAGAGCTGATTGATGATGATGTGATCCGTGAAGAGACTCCGGCGATGGGATATTATGCCATGTTTGAATATGAAAATGGATTCCGGAAAACAATGTACTGGTCCAAAAAGAAAATGATGGCACATGCGGAAAAATATTCACCTGCATTCAGCAGAAATGGCGGAGCGAAGACTTTGGAACTTTTAGAGCAGGGCAAAATTCCGGAAAAGGATCTCTGGAAGTATTCTTCTTTCTGGTTCAAAGATTTTGATGGTATGGCATTAAAAACCATGCTTAGACAGCTGATCAGCAAGTGGGGAATCATGAGTATTGATCTGCAGAAGGCAATTGATAAAGACATGGCAGTTATTCAGGAAGACGGATCTGCAGACTATGTAGAAAATGCTGTAGAAGAATTGGACAACGATAATGTTGTAGCAGAACAGGAGATTAAAGAGGTGCAGCCAGAAACGAAAGCACCGGATCCTGAGAAAGAATCAGATCAGAGAGAAGCATCCGATATTGAAGCGGAGTTTTTCGATAAATAACACAGGAGGTACATAAGCAATGAAACATGTAGATTTAGAAAAGTTTGCAAATGGAGCATTTTCTGCACAGGTGAACAGAGCCATTGAAGAGGTGACAGAGAACATCCAGAATCCTAACACGGATGCCGGTGCTACAAGAAAGATTACAGTCACAATTGCATTTAAACCAAATGTAGAGCGTAACTTTGTTGCTACCGGTGTACAGACAAAGACGACACTTGCACCGGCACTCGGAGCTGTTACTGCTTTCAGTATGGGCAAGAACCTGCAGACCGGCGAGGTAGAAGCAATTGAAATGGGTAACCAGATCCCGGGGCAGATGTCGGTAAATGATGTGCCGGGAGTTGTTCCTGAGAACGTAGTGGAAGTTGAAGGCAAGGCAGTGGATACAGATACAGGTGAAATTGTAGGCACTGCTGGAAGTAAAGTCGTAGATCTTAGAAGAAGAGAAGCGTAAGGAGGAAAAGAAAGATGGTAGAAGGATTAAAAGAAGCATTACAGTATATTACAGGTTTGAAAGAAAAGAGCATGGAACCAAAGCTGGTAGAGATTGAAGGAAGAACCTATTGCACTGACAATGGTCTTACCAGATATCACAGATTCCCAATGGCGTCAGATATTGAGGTGAATACGCTGACAGCACTGGTGGATTATATCAAAGGAAAACCGGAAGAGTTAAGGAAATCTTCTATTATCCATGTGGTAAGTCCTACAAAGGTTCTGTTATATTCCGGGCTGATTGATGAAAGAAACAGAGAGACTCTGATCGATGCCAGGGCGATTGTAAATGAGTTCTCGTTTGACAGCTATTATGATCAGGAACGTTTTCTGATCGAGCTGCAGGCAAACTTTGTAGAGACAGATGATCTCATTACGATCATGCAGGTTGCCGGTAATATTAAATCCGGAACAACTGCTAATTATTCGGATGATGGCGTATCGCAGAAGACAACGATTAAAACGGGTGTAGAGCTGGCGGATGTGATCGTACCGAATCCGGTTAAGTTAAGACCATACCGTACATTTGCAGAAATCGAACAGCCGGAGAGTTCTTATGTATTCCGTATTAAGGACGGAGACCGGGGACCGGCATTTAAACTGGTAGAAGCTGATGGTGGTTTATGGAAGAATGCAGTTATGAAAAAGATCAAGGAATATCTGGAGTTTGAACTGAGTGAAGAATTGAAGAAACATAAGATCACAGTCATCGCTTAAGATTTGTACTTCCTTTTGGATTGTATCACGAATGTAACATATTGATTATGCAGTATTCCATGGGATAGATGATTATTTATTGCTATCCCATGGAAAGAAAGGAGCAATGGATGAATGCTGTGACATTTCATGTTCCGGGCAAGCCCCAGGGAAAAGCAAGGGCAAAGACGGTCAGAAATAAGCATACCGGAAAAACGATGTCTTATACACCGGAAACAGATCTGTTGTATGAGAATTACATTAAAGACCGGTTCCTGAATAAGTGTAATGGAATGTTCCTGGAACGGGGCAAGCCGGTAACTCTTCGGATCGTGGCGAGATTTCTTCCGCCGAAGAGTACCAGTAAGAAACGTACAGCTCTTATGCTGGATGGAAAGGAACTTCCGCTTAAGAAGCCGGATATTGATAATATCGTAAAAGTTGTAGCAGATGCCTTGAACGGCGTCGCATACCATGATGATACACAGATCGTTATGGTAGTAGCAAAGAAAGTCTATTCTTCGTTGGAAGGACTGGACGTTACTGTGGAAGAATATAAGGGATAGGAAAGAAGGTGCAGCATGGTGGAAGAGGCTGAGTTTCCAAAATGCAGGATATATCTTCCAACGGCAAGAAAATTACAATCTCGGAATATTAAGATACGCTATAAAACATTGCGAGATGTGTCTAATAGATTTATTTCCAGAAAAGATGTAAGAAAATACATTTTTGAACAGAAAGGAAAGAAATGTTATTTGTGCGGATCAGAAAAGGATCTGCAAATTGATCATATAATATCGGTTTACAAAGGTGCGAAAGAAATGATTTCTTGCGATATCATTAATTCATATGGAAATTTGATGCCGATATGCAGAAAATGTAACGCTCAAAAGAGTGTGGAGGAGCTATAGCGTGGCAGGACGACCAAAACAAGGAATAGATTATTCGGGTTGGTCGGTTGATATATTTGATGGTGATAAAAAGATAGATAAGCTTCTGGATGCAAAAGGTTGGAAGGGATTCGGGATCTACTTCTTTTTGTGTCAGAGAGCATATAAAGTAAATGGATATTTCTATGAATGGGGCTATGACGACTGTGCAACTACAGCAAGAAAGATGGGCGGCGGCATCAGTTCCGGTACAGTGAAAGAAACTGTGGACTACTGCTTACAGGTGGATCTCTTTGACAAGAGGTTATTTGATGAGTGGGGAGTGCTTACCAGTAGAGGTATCCAACGGCGTTTCTGGACAGTGCTTTCGGAACGGCGGAATAAAACAGTATATAGCGAATATTGGCTTTTGAAATCCGAAGAATGCAAAGGCCTAGTTAAAGTCAGCCTTTTTCCAGATGTGCAACCGACAAATAGTTATTTGCAAGGTGCAAATGATGATGTGCAACCTATAAAGAATAGTAAAGTAAATAAAAAAGATAATACAGTATTCCAACCTCCGGAACTTGAATCGGCTTTCCAAATGTATCTCCTTGTTCGAGAACATAACTATGGAGCGATTCTTCCGGAACAGGTACAGGCTCTGAGGGAAGATCTGTTGAGTTTGAGTAATAAGCCGGAGGAACAGATTGCTATCGTGAAGAAGGCAACGGCTGGTGGTTATAAGGAATTTCGGGGAATGAAGAAAGGAAAGAGGACATCACCGGCAAAGAAGAAGGACAACTTTAATAATTTTGATGGCAGATCTTATGATCAGGAGATGTATATGAGATTGATTGAAAAGTAGAAAGGAAGGATTATAATGGCGAAATTTAATATTGAGGTAAGGCTGATGCTTACTGGAAGATTAACAGAAGTCCATTAATGCTTACATGCAGACATAATGGCAACCAGATTATATTCAGGGGAATGAATGATGATAGACAACGTGAGAAGTTGAAATCTATTACATTTCCAAAGGGCAAGCTTACGGACGTGTGGCTGGAAGAAGCTACAGAATTCACGCAAGCAGATCTGGAAATTATCGATGACCGTTTGCGTGGTGAGCTTCCACCAGATCAATTTTATCAGATCAGAATGACCTTCAACCCGGTGAATAAGAATCACTGGATCAAGAAGGTCTTTTTTGATATCCCGGACACGAATGTACTTACCCATCATTCGACTTATCTCGGTAATCGGTTCATTGATAATGCGTACCGTGAACGAATGGAACGTAGAAAGATTGTGGATCCAGAAGGCTATCAGATCTATGGTCTTGGAGAATGGGGCGAGATTGGTGGATTAATCCTTCACAACTGGGAAGTCCGGGAAGTATCACAGAATCTCAACGATTACGATGATGTAGCTATTGGACAAGACTTTGGGTTCAATCATGCGGATGCAATATTGCTGGTTGGTATCAAAGATGAAAATATCTATATCATCGATGAAATATATGAGCATGAGAAAGAGACCGCTGAAATCATACCAATAGCCATACAGCATAGCATACCTGCGAAGAAAATAATGTGGTGTGACAGTGCTGAACCTGACAGAATCAAGGAGTGGAACAAGGCGGGATACAGGGCAACCGGTTATAAGGTTACAGATGTCAGGTTCGAATTCACACGATCTATCATGATGAATGAATCGGAGAATATAGCGAATGAAAAGACAGAAGCAGATACTCAGCAGGTAAAGATTAACACCATACTAAATATGGCTGCACAGATTGGTGATGAGCAGACACTGAAAGCATTATGTGACGTTATGGACTGGGATTTTGATGAGTTGAAAGAACAGCTGAAGAATGCAGATAGCAGTACAGCACAGGATGCAAGAACGGTATTAGGTGCTATTGTACCGGATGATCCTGACAATCCAGATGATGAACCAGTCGAGGAATAGGTGATAGGCTATGAAGTACCGTGAGAAGATTGTTCAGATAGAGTTTCTTGATGATGAGGAACGTGTGATCAGACGGCTACAGGCTGTATATAATCAATCTCTAAAAGATATAACACAGAAGGCTAATGCTCTTCAGGAAGAAATCTATAAGATACAGGATAAATATAATTCTATTGAGGATGAACAGGAACGGGAAACGCTAAAGAGCATGGAACGCTCAAAGGTGTACCAGAAGCAATATCAGGATGCGCTTAAGACGCAAGTGAGAGACATCCTGGATAAAATGCACCAGAAAGAATTTAAGACCGTTAATGAGTACCTGAATGCGTGCTATAACAAAGCTTTTACCGGGAATATGTATGTACTGCATGGTGAAGGGATTCCTTTGATCGTTCCGATCGATCAGGAGAAGGTGGCACGTGCGGTGCAGATTAATAGCAAGATCAGCAAGGGATTGTACTCGCGATTAGGTGAGGATGTAGATCTTCTGAAGCGGAAGATTACAGCGCAGATCAGCCGGGGTGTGGCTACAGGTATGAGCTATTCGCAGATGGCGCAGCAGTTGGCTGGATATACCAAGACTGGTTACAACAATGCTGTCAGGATTACAAGAACGGAAGGGCATAGAATACAGCAAGAATCCACTATGGATGCCTGTTATGCTGCAAGAGAGCGCGGAGCGGATGTTGTGAAGCAGTGGGATGCCACAATGGATGCCAATACCAGAGAATCACACCAGATGGTTGATGGTGAAATCAGGGCACTGGACGAGAAATTCAGCAATGGATTGATGTATCCGGGAGATCCATCAGGAAGTGCAGCGGAAGTAATCAACTGCAGATGTGTACTTTTGCAGCGTGCAAAATGGGCATTGGATCAGAAAGAACTTGATCGGTTAAAAGAAAGAGCTTCTTTTTACGGATTGGATAAAAGAAAGAGTTTTGATGAATTCAATAAAAAATATATAGGAACTGTGGAAAATTCTAAAGGCAACAAAATAAAGATGGATTTGCAATTTTTTGCGAAAATCCCAGATGAGAAATTAACGGAATATGCATTAAATTTTGAACATCCTACAGGTAAAGAAAAAGCAAAAGCTTTTAAAGAAGCACTTGGATATACAAAAGAAAGTTATACAGACTTAAAAACGAAAATACTTGATTCTTTTGATGAAAAAGAGTTAGTATATAAGAGAGAAGACAAATACGGAAAGCGCTATGAGCAAATTATGCAGATAACAGGACCGAATGGAAAAACAGCAAATGTATTAACAGCATGGATTAAAGATAACGACAACGCTGAACCAAGGCTAACATCGATTTATGTAGACAAGAGGTGAGAACTATGAAACAATATGATGTAGTTAAATTAAAGGATGGGCGAATAGGGACCATAGTTGAACTTTTTGAAGATGCTTGCGAAGTTGACATTGGTGATTCTCCTACTAACTGGGAAACAATTACTGTTGATAAGAAAGATATTGAAAAAGTATTATAGATACCACTGATCAGAAATGGTTAGTGGTATTTTTGTACCCATTTTTAAGAAAGAGGTGAGAATATGGCAACATCGAGCATTAATATCATGATTGTTTGTGTCGCATTAATTATTCTATGCAAATTTTGCTGATAAGGCGGTGATCCAATTATCTCCCAACTATGGGTGAAATAGTGGGTGGCGGGTGGCAAGGACAAGGATATATTGATTTAAGGCATCGAAGGATGTCTTTTTTTAATGCCATTTCATCCACAGGGATGTAAAACACTATTCCGCAGATCATGGACGAGACATGTAAAAAGCGTAAGAAAGGGGAAATACAAAATGACATTAGAAGAATTATTAAAAAAGCAGGGGTTATCGGATGAACAGATTAAGGCGATTACAGCAGGCATGAAAGAGAATAAGATTTACACTGCCAGTGAGGAAAATCTGGATATTCGATACGGAAAACTGAAGACAGACTACGACAACCTGACAACTCAGCATGGAGAATCAACGAAATTGATTGAACAGCTGAAGGCAGGAACAAAAGATAGCGATAAGCTTCAGGAAAAGATTACAGCATATGAAACACAGGTGGCAACACTGCAGAAAGAACTTGATAATACAAGGCTTGAATCTGCTATCAAGGTTGCACTTATGGATGCAAAGACAGATGATGTCGGCTATATGGCATTCAAGCTTAAAGAAGGCGGATCACTGGAACTTGATGATGATGGAAATATTAAGGGGATTGATGAGAAGATTTCCAACTTAAAGACTCAGTATCCAACTCATTTTGATTCAGGGCATAATCCGGGACCAAGAGAGATTGATCCGAAACCGCTTCCAGAGGGTGATCACAATAATGATGTACAGCCGAAGAATCTGGCTGATGCGCTTCGTATGCAGTATGAAGAAAATGAAAAATAGAAAGGTTAAAATGGTGAAAGTCAATGGCACTTATGCTGAATGATATGAAAGAAGGCGTATCTGATAAGGTAGCCGAGAAGGTAGTAGATACTTTCTTAAGAGAATCAGAAATCTTACAGATGTTACCGTTTGATAATACAGTAAGTCCGCAGGGCGGATCTACACTCACATATAGCTATATGCAGAAACAGATTCCATCAACAGCTGCATTTCGTAAATTAAATGCGGAATATGCAGACAGTGAAGCAAAACTTGTAAAGAAATCAGCCGACTTGAAAATCTTTGGTGGAAAATTCAAAATGGATCGTGTCCTCAAACAGGCAGAAAACAAGTTTAACAATATGGCATTCCAGATGGAAGAGAAGATAGCAGCTGCAGTTTCCCTGTTCCATTACACACTAGTTAATGGAGATTCAACAACTCAGACAGATTCGTTTGATGGACTTGACAAGATGCTTGCAGGTACTACATCAGAATTTAATAGCAAAGCGGTTATTGATATCTCTGACATTACAAAAATGAAAGCAAACGCTGATCAGTTATATGAAGCATTACAGATTCTTATTCGTGAAACAGATGCAGATGCACTTCTGATGAATACCAACATGATTTCTAAAGTGCAGACAATGGCTCGTATACTGGGATATCGAACAGAAACAGAGGAAGCATTTGGAAAGAAGGTTACCTCATTAGATGGTGTTAGATTTATGGATTTAAAGAATCATTATACAGTAACTGGCGGAACAACTGTTACAGCAAATGCGTGCGTTAAGGACGGAATTTCCAGAACTTTATCTGGTTCATCTGCGACTACAGGTCTGACAGACATCTATGCTGTTAAGTTTGATGTAAATGACGGATTCCATGCTGCTACTATTACAGGAAGCTCAGCTATCAGTCAGTACCTTCCAGACTTTAATCAGCCAGGAGCTGTAAAAGACGGCGAAGTAGAAATGGTTGCGGCAACAGTTCTGAAGAATACAAAACATGCGGGTGTTCTAAGAAATGTCAAGATTGCGTAATTGAAAGGAGAAACAGACATGGCAGGAAAGAAAAAAGAAGAATTAAAAACATACAAGGTTACGGTAAATGGAAATCCGGGATATTGCGGAGAAGGTGCCGGTGGTGCACAGTTCGCACACGGAGAAGCATTGATCACAAGTGAGCGCCTTGCTAAATGGTTTGGCGAACATGAAGGATATACTGTTACCGAAATCAAAACAGATTCGGATGATGGAACACCGGGAGAACAGTAGGAAGGCGGTGCAGTTATGATCCTGTCGGTAGAAAGGGCAAAATGGTTAATCGACTTTAAGGACTGGCCAATAGAGCGGATTGAACAGAAGCTAAAAGCAATCGAGCAAACCATCCGCTCTTATACGAACAACAACTTCCAGAATAGAAAGATTCGATCAGCAGGTGTTGTATCATCGTCGAAACTAAATGTAATAAATAAACTTTATGGATTGTCGATTGGAGATACAGTACAAATAACGGAAAGTATGTTCAATGACGGATTATATACAGTAAAAGGAATAGAAGAGAACGCGATTGTACTGGATAAAGAGTTAATCGATGAAGGCTATGTACTGATCACAAAAGTAGAGTATCCAGATGATGTGATCGAGTGCTGTATTAATCTGTGCGAATGGGAAGTAAAGAACCGTGGAAAAGTCGGAATAAAGGCAGAAACATTGTCTCGCCATTCGGTTACATACTTTGATCAGGACGCATCTAATCAGATGAATGGCTACCCAGTAAGTCTGTTAGGCTGTCTGAAACCGTATAGAAAGGCAAGGTGTTGATTGTGCCTGATATTGGTGGAAACACAACAGCAATCTTACAGGTGCAGAGTGAAAATGGTGTTGATGAGATTGGCAATCCGGTAATTAGCTGGGAAGAAGTAGGCTCCTATCCGGGATGGCTTGATTTAGTATCTGGAAACTCACCCGTCCAGAACTATAATGCCAAGATATCAGAGTCCAGTCATTACTATATTACTGATTATTATCGGGTGCTTGCCAATCAGGATCCTGAGGTGTGTAGAATGCTGATAGATGGAAAAATCTATGATGTACAGTGGATTGATGATCCGATGGGAATGCATGAACATCTGGAAATCTACCTGAAAGCTGTAGGAGGTGTTGGGAGTGGCGCAGATTGAGTTTGAAGACAATACAGAACAGATCATTGAAGAAATGCAATTAAAGGCTATTGCATGGCTGGAAGAAGCTGGTGGAGAGATTAAGTCGCAGGCTGCTTCAAATTCCAGACGTGCAAGTGGAGAGACTGCGGGAAGCTTCCGGCATGAAGTAGATACTGAAAACATGGTATGCGCTATCGGCTCAGATCTTGAAAACGCATTATGGGAAGAATTTGGAACCGGAGAATATGCATTGAATGGGGATGGACGTGCCGGTGCTTGGTACGTGCCGGTTAAATCGTATACTGGAAAAAGGAAACCGACCTATAACGGAAAAGTAGTAATCGTGCACGGAAAAAACGGTGTGGATTTCTACAAGACCAATGGTAAGCGTGGAACAAGAGCATTGTTTAATGCGTTCAATTCGCTAAAAGGATCAGTACAGAATAAGGCACAAATGAATTTTAAGGATTTAGGTGATTAGTATGACGCAAGAGATATTAAGACACATGAATCTTAAATTAAAAGAATTGCTTCCATATCAGTTCTATGAATGGAGGACAAAAGCAGAATATCCCTACTGGATAGGGGAATATTCGGAAACTCCAGATACATCTGAGGATGGATCGGGCGAAGATGTAATGATGATAACAGGAACAACAAAAGGCAGCGTGATGGACCTTGAGAATGGAAAGGAAGTGCTTCAAAAGGCATTTCCTACACTTTCAGGTTATCACGCTGTTCTTGATTCTGGAACACATATTATTGCGTATTACGACACTTCAGCAATGATCCCGACAGATGGAAACGATATAAATAGGATACAGGTTAATTTAAAGATCAAAAGTTGGAAGGTGAACGAATAATGGCAAATGAATGGACAAATTGGAAAGAACATGGAATCACCAAAGATACACCAGATTCTATTCTGTTTGGTGCTGGAACAATCCATCAGGGATTAACGTTTTCTGGTGACAAATGGAATTTTGCAGAATCAATCATAGGAGCAACTAATGGTGGATCGAAAGTGTCTATGAAACCTGAAGTACAGGATATTGAAGTGGATGGAAAGTTGATTAAAGCAAAAGGCTTGATGATGAAGGTTGGAGAAACGGCAACAATGGAAATCAACTTTGCAGAGATCAGCCCTGAAATTATCAAAAAGGGCTTGATTGCCCAGGAAGGAAATTCGACAGCAACCGGATATAAAGTTATTGAAAGTAAACCGGATATCGAAGCAGGTGACTATTTTGAAAACTTTGCGTTTGTTGGACGAACCGTATCAAAAAAACCAATTATTGTTATTTTTGATGATGCCCTGTGTACATCTGGTTTTGAACTGGATGCAAAAAATAAATCTCAGTCTTCACCAACAGTGACGGTTGAATGCGTGGGTGATGTTAACAAAGATGAAGCGTTAAAGGTACTTCCGTACCACATCTATTACCCAGATCCGGCAGCTAGTCAGTCGGAAGATGTATCTGGCAAAGCTGTTGTTGATGGACCAGAAGAAAACGAAGAATAATAGAAGGTAAAAAGTAACGAAAGGAAGGATTGTAATGGTAGAAAGAAATTATGAATTAAGAAAATTATGTGCTGATGATATTTTCCCGATGGTCAATATTATTTCAAAAATCGGTATTGAAAATATGGCAGACTGCTTCGATGCAAAAGAAATGGCAGACATCATGAACAGTGTAGATTCAACTTTAGATGAAGCAGATGGAAAAGAAAGCTCAGATAATGCGATGGCTGATGTACTTACAAAGCAGATTGGTATCAAAGTAATTATGAAACTGGTTGGGCTGCTCTTGAAGAATCTTGGAAAAATTAAGAGAGAACTGTATCAGTTTCTTGCCGGTCTGTCTGGAATCAGGTAAATGTATCACTGAGTATCGGTGAACGATTAGAGATTGACTCCCGGAGAAAAACAGTAAAGCTGATTCATACTGACGGGTATACAGAAAATGTTCTCTGGTCAGCCGCAAAAGGGCACTACATCTTTGAGAAGATTGCGTCCGGCACACAGATTATTGCGTGGGATGGTAGTTTCGCGTTCGACTTAATTTTGATTGATAAAAGGAGTGAACCGTTGTGGAAGTAATGTATGCAGACATAAACAGGCTTCCACAAGGGAGCCTTGAAAAGTATTCGATTGATCTGGAACTTGGCGGCGGCAATGACTTCGAGCTCCAGATGAACGTGAGAAATCACTGTATGAGTGCCGGATGTATCTGGTATGTTGAAAATGAAGAATACGGCGGTATTGTAGATGATGTAAAAGTTGATACTGATAAATCTAAGGTATATTATTCTGGGCGATCTTGGCGTGGTATTCTGGAAAAGAAGGTAATCAGACCAGACACTGGAAAAGATTATCTGACGGTATCTGGGGATGCAAATGACATTCTTGCGTTGCTGATAAAACGCTGCGATCTGGTAGATCTGTTTGTGGTTCCGGACATGTCTTCCGGGATACAGATAAGTAGCTATCAGTTTCCGAGATACATTGATTTGTATTCCGGTATTGTGAAGATGCTGTCCTCTGCCGGGGCAAAACTGAAAATCACCTATGATGACAAGGAATCTTGTGTGAATATATCAGCTATCCCAATCAGCGATTTGTCAGAAAAATATGAGTATTCTGATGATTACGGAATGAAAATAATAATCGAAAAGAAAAAAGGCGGGACAAACCACCTGATCTGTCTCGGAGCTGGAGAGTTGGCAGCCAGAACGGTGATTGATCTGTATGTAGGTAAGAATGGTGAGATAACAGAAAAGCAGGCATATTTCGGGGAATATGAAATAGCTGAAATATATGATTATGGAAACTCCGGATCCAGTTCTGAGTTAAAAGAGAAAGGAATCGAAAAACTTAAGGAATTAAAAAGTTCAGATTCGGTATCGGCATCTTTTCAAAAGCTGGATGTTGATATCGGAGATATTGTTGGTGGCAGGAACCGGGCGACTGGGATAGTATTGAAGGAACAGATAACACAAGAAATTGTAAAAATAAAAAATGGTATTGAAACTATAACATATAAGGTTGGTGAGGAATAATGGCAAATTATCTTGATACCGGAGATACCGGACGTGCAGTCAGTGCAGAATCTGACGGGGCGTTACTTGCCGGTATTTTCGGAAGTGCGAAATATGTACTGGAAAATGGCAGTCAGTTCAAGGCTGAAGTACAGTCGAATAATATTGTGAAAATTTCTGATGGTGATGCGGTCATGTATGGGCGACACGTAAGAATACCAGCAAATGACAGTGCACTGGTGACAATTAACAACGGACATTCCGGCACGAACAGAATCGATTTGATCGTGTTCCGTTACACAAAAGACAGCACCGGAAAAGAAATGGTTGATCTGGCGGTGATTCAGGGAGAAGATTCTACCGGGACAGCTGCAGCACCTGCAACAATTGACGGAGATATATTAACAGGAGCGATGCAAGCGGATTTTCCATTATACAGAGTTGAACTTAATGGACTTAATATAGTTAGTGTAACAGAAATGTTTGACGTGATTGGGAACATTTCGAAGATCACAAAGACAAATAAGGATTTGTCCAACAAGCTTACTAAATTAAATGACAAAATAAATAATCGCAAAAATAATGTATTGATCGGTAAGTGGGGAAGCTCATGGAACTTATCCACAACACCAAAAAATATCGGCTCTAGCAAACCAATTGTTAATGATGATTATTACAAAACCACAACTGGTGCAAATGCGACCGTAACTATAAAACAATCAGGTTTATACTGTGTGACTATGTATGCACAAGGTAGCGCAAACCAAGGTGCATCAGCGTGTATTCAAGCACAAGTCATTGCAAATAGAACGATCGTTGATGATAACTATGTGCTTTTCGGCTCTCAATATTCGTATAATGGATTTCCTACTAATTTGAATATGAGTCGAATTATCTACCTTGAAAATGGTATTGTTCTTTCGCCGCAAATAAGAAAATCCGATGCGTCAGGTGCGGCGGCAACTACTGGAAGCTCGTACATGGAAGTGGTGAAACTTGCTTAATTTACTTTAGCAACTTATCGACATGACACCTTTTCGGGTGTCCTTTTTTGAAAGGAGTGATATCCATGAAAATTACATTCAATGATGCGTCAGAAATGACCATCCAGTCAGCAACCATCCGAACAGATGAATCGCTGTTGATCAAAACCATCTCTGTCACGGAGGATGAGCTCCGAAATACATTCCAGGACGAATTTCGAACCAAAAAGATAATCATAACGGAAAGGGAATCCGCCGTTGCAGAGTATGAGAACTACACAAACTTAAATGCACTGGTGAAATATACCGGTGGAATCCTGGGCGTAGTGATGTACCGGGAAAAAGAATCACCAATGGATCGTATTGATGCACTGGAAGAGCATGTGGATAATCTTACAGAAGCCAATAAAAGCCGTGAGGCTGAAAATGCAGAGCTTATCGCTACCGTGGACAGTATCCTCACAGACGTATTGCCGGCACTGCTCGGTGATGGCACAGAAGAAACTGATACAGAAAATACGGATACAAAATAGGAAAGGAAAAGAAAGGATGAAGGAAATGACAACATTTATCGCACGCATGATCATGAAGGAAGCAGACAAAAGCACAGCAGCAGGACAGAAGAAATACAGAGCATATTTCGTTCGGACGAGCCTCTACAAAAACTGGAAAGAGGATGTTGATACCATCCTGAAAACAGATGGCTATGAGGACGTAATCGTAGACTAGGAGGTACGCGATGATTAAATTACTTGATATTAAGCGCACGTACGGTGATGGCAACATGCGCCTGGAACTCTTGGCAGATTTCTCCTTCTGCTGTATAATGACAGTGGAAGGAGAGTGTAGTAATAATGAATAAAATGTTACAGTTCTTTAGCGAAAATAAAGATGCTTTAACTTCAATCGGAATATTACTTACTTTTTTAATCAGCAGTATTTCGCTTTATTTTTCTGTTAGAAACAACAAAGCAGTACATTATGTCAATGCTGTTACCCAAAATAGAGTTGAGTGGTTATACAAATTCAGAGAATATATATCAGATTTGATTAGTACAACAACGATTGATAATGTAGACAAGGGGATGAAAGATTCAGATACATATAGAAAGCATATAAGTGAAATAGAAAAATTGAGATTTTTAATACATATGCATTTAAATTTTTCAGATGAAATTGATAGGAATATTGATAGGTGCGTAGAAAAGCTAGTCTTTTATTACCAAGGACTGCGTGCTTCGTATTTACGATATTATGAAAAAGAATGTTACGAAAAAGAGTTTCGTCAAGAATTGGAAAAATATTTGATAAATAGGAGTATATGGGAAGAAAAACTCTTGAGACATGTTCGAGTGTATCTGAAATTTGAATGGAATAGAATTAAAATCGAAGCGACTGGAAGGACATATAAGAAAAATAAGCAATGTGAAGATTTGAAAAAATTATATGAATTATATGATGGCAATAATAAGAAGAATCATAATGAGAGAGGTTAACACCTCTCTTCTTCTATGCAAGGAGGTGAATACATGGAAATCAGAGCAAGACCGAAAGGTCTTATTTTTATGCGCAAAATTAAAGAATCGAGGTACATAGAGTGTATGTAGACGTAAATACAATCATTACGGGTGGAAGCTTATTGACCGCTGTAGTGGTTATTTTTTCTGCTATTTTTGCAGTGTACAAGTGGTATTTAAAGCAGAATCAGCAGGATAAAGAAATAGAACGAATGAAATCAGAACAATGCCTGCTTACATATGGAATTCTGGCTTGTCTGAAGGGATTAAAAGAACAGGGATGTAATGGACCTGTTACAGAAGCAATAGACAAGATCCAGAAGCATATAAATAAGCAAGCACATGATCAGGAGGATTAAATAAT